GGGGCTGGGGTGTGTGGTTTAGTCTTAAGTATCTGGGCTATGCCATATGCAGTAGACTTAGGGTTATCTGCATGTTGTTGCCATCCAGATTCTTTACCCCAAAGTTTTGCTAATGCACGCCACTCAGACTTGTTCCAATGTGGGTATTCCCATTTCATCAACGCCTTGGCGTATGACTTTGCCATGGCTGGTGTCCATAAAGATGTGTTTATACAATTGGCTTGCAGTTGTGTTGCTACTGCTGCTGCGTGTGCTGGACTGGGTAAGAATGGTGTTGAGAATAGCGCTAGTAGCCAACTGAAATACCCTGCTAATAATCTTTTCATCTAATAAACCTCCATGTGATATAGCCAAAGAGTATGAGGAATGTCCAGGTTTGTGATGGCGTGAGGTATGAACTTGCAAAGAATTGTTCAATCATTTCACCCTTACAATCTCTTGGCTATGTTTTATTCCTTTGTCAAAGTCTAATATATACCACTCGTCTGGGTCATCAAGGGCTTCATCACCTGCTCTGTCTATATCTACATGTGTGGTTCGGCGTCTAACTTTGGCCATAATCCACACGGTATGCTCCCATACTGGGGTATCTTCTTCAAGCATTAGGATTCCACTCCAACTTCTCTCGTTCTTTGTCTATTGCATCTTGTATTAGGTCTAGTAATACGCAGTATTTTTCTGGTTCATTGAACAATGGCTGCATAAATGCTCGTGCATATTCAGCCTGAAGTATAGCCATTTTATGCATTGGACTCCTCCTCATTCTTGAGGATGTCATTAACGGTTGGCTCTGGGGCTATCCATACTCTGTCTGTGGCTAGTAGTTCATCATATACATCAAGTAGGTCGAGCATTGCATAGGCAAAAGCCTCTTTGATTTTTAGTAGTTCTTCTCTGGTTCTCACTGCTATCTCCTGTTCTGTTCACGCATGCGTTTGTTTGCGTTTGTAATCTGAACCATAGTTCTATCCATAGTATGGATTACATAAATAGTATACATCAGTGCGCCTATCAATGACAATAGGGCTATCATAATTGCTATCATTGTTCCTGTGTCTAGATACATACATACTCCTATTCGACTCGTAGTTATCCAATGAACCTACTTTGCGGCTCCATAAAATAAAAAAAATTTTTGGTGGCAAGGTGAGGCACTAACCCCACCTTGCCTGTTGCTCAATGTTCTAAGCAACCCATGTATTTATTGATTTGGTAATGGCATGTGCTACAAATAGTAGCCCATGATGGTAGAGCAAGATAAGCATTTAGTTCATCTGGCTCAAACATAGGGAAGACATGTTTGCCTAGGAATAACCAACTAGGAGGACGGTCGGTTATATCGTATGCCCCTTCAAGGTATTCGCCATCACGGTTAGTCCATTTATGGCCATACCCTTTCTCATCGGGGATATCAATAGTGAGAGTAGGTTCTGACTCCTGCTCACTTCTATTAATCTCTTGAAGGTCTAGAGCGTATTGGCTACTAGGACCTTCTTGAAGTAGATTACATTCTACGCAATACTCATCACGAGTATCCAGCGATGTGGCTGGATTCTCGTGTGAGCATGAGAAGAACTGCGTAGAAGATGACAAAGCAAATGATGTCATCGGCTGGTTGGTTAGGCCAGTGCGATATCAGTGATTACTAAGTTGTCATACCAAGTGCCAGGCTTTTTGCCAGCCTTGGTTTCCATGTAGCCACTGATGTTGACCACTGCGTCTGAGGTATCCACAAGGTTTTTGCGGATGAACTCAAGGTGGTCAGGGTTAGCAGTTGTTAGGATGCGTGAAGCAACGAAGACGGATTGGTAGGAACCGTCTGGCTGAGCAACTGCTCTGGTATCTAGAATACCAAGATTGAAACGGTTCTTGTTATCCCATACTTTGTTTACACGAGCATTCTCAAATGAGAACTTATTCATGACTATCTCCTTTACACTAGGGGACTTTTCCCCTAGCACTAAGCGCAGGGGAAAATCCCATGCGGTTCTCAGTAATTTACTGAAAACAAGTCCCACATTACATGGCTGTCAAGTCCAGTTTTTTCATGGACTTGATGGCCATGTCAGTATAGAAACTTATTATTATCTGAGGCCCCAGATTATTTGAAGCAAGGGCCGAAGACTGTAGTCCTACCAGCACGCTTCTATTCAGTATAGTAGGTAGCAGTAGCAGACTAGGGTCAACTCGTATTGACCCCAGAGTGTTTAATGGAGAGTAGAAGTAGTATATGTATCTACATAAAAGATTTTCCCGTACAGTGTTCACAGTCCTTTGCTATACCAGTTTGTCCTATTTTGTACTATTTTTGGGCAGGCTGTAAAAATATTTCTGGCCAAAAGCGTCCGTTTTGGCCTGTTGGACAGGTTAATACTATATAGAGACTGTTTATTTTTTACAGTAGCAAGTTCTTCAGGAACTTGCGTTACAGACTGTATCTACTACCTGTTACTAACTGACTGTAACAGTATGAAAACGGGACAGGACTAATGACTTTTAACAAGGGTACTACTAACCCAAAAACCATTGCGATGGCAGAGGCAAAGGCCAAAGTTTTGGCCCTCGTGGCCGAAGGCCACTCTGTTCACAAAGCAATGGAGTTATGTAACAAGAAACCTGACACCGTAAGAATCTGGTGTCTTAGGGATAAAAAGTTTGCTTCTGACTTAGCCGATGCTAAGGAGACCGCAAAGGATGCTTCCCTTGCCTCTCTAGGTATCCCAAAAGAAGAAATAGACTTTCCTAGGTTCTCCGAGATATTTCTGCAGCAGAGGGTATTTCCCCACCACCAAGATTGGATTGACCTACTAGAGGACAGAGAGCCTTCATGGCTCCACCCTAGTATGGTTTACGAGAAGGGTGACCCAGCCCGTCTATTGGTTAATGTGCCACCTGAGCACGCCAAGAGTACTGTCATCACCGTAAACTACTCCACATATCGTATCGCCCTCAATCCTAATATCCGCATCATAGTGGTTTCGAAAACGTTAATCAAAGCACGTGAGTTCGTGTACGCAATCAAGCAGAGACTCTCCCACCCAAGATGGTTAAAGTTGCAAACAACTTTTGGACCTGAAGGGGGGTGGAAAGAAGACTCAGATACTTGGCGAGTTGATACCGTTTACCTTGGGGGCGATGCCCGAAATTCATCTGAGAAGGACCCAACCATCCAAGCACTTGGTATGGGTGGACAGATTTATGGTGCCCGTGCTGACCTCATCATTCTAGATGACTGCATTACCACGGCTAACGCACATGAGTTTGATAAACAGATTAACTGGTTACAAAAAGAAGTTATTACCCGTCTGGGTAAAAATGGTAAGTTACTAATCGTAGGGACACGAATTGCACCGCAAGACTTCTACAAAGAACTCCGTGAGGCCAAGCACTGGTCTGGTGGTAAAAGCCCTTTTACTTATATGGGCATGCCTGCTGTATTGGAATATTCGGAAAAGCCGCAAGACTGGAAAACGCTCTGGCCTAAGTCGGATGCTCCCTGGGATGGGGATTCTGATGTTCCTGACGAAGAAGGACTCTTCCCGAAATGGGACGGCAAAGCATTATTCAGAAGACGTAGTGAAGTAACACCCTCAACATGGGCGTTGGTTTACCAACAAGAAGATGTTCAAGAAGATTCTATGTTTCCTGCTGCGATTGTCCAAGGTTGTATTAATGGACAGCGCAAACGCGGACCGCTGAAAGCGGGTTCCGTAGGACATCCCTCGCACATTGAGGGGTATACAATAATAGGGTTTGACCCCGCAATGGGCGGGAATGCCGCGTTTGTGGTGACTACCTATAATAGACATGACAGTAGAATATATGTTCTTGACTGCATCAATATGTCAGAACCTACACCACAAAAGATTCAAGAAATCATTGAGCATCTGGTTGATAAATACAGACCACAAGAATTACGAGTAGAGATTAACGCTCATCAAAAAGCCTATGCTTTAGATGATGATTTAAGAAATTGGCTTGCAGCGTATGGGTGCCGTTTAGAATCTCACTTTACAGGTAAGAACAAATGGGATTCCAACTTTGGTGTAGCAGGTATGTCTATGCTAATGGGAACTTTAAGAGATGATAAGTTCCAAAAGAATAACGTTATTGAGTTTCCTTCTACGGAACACTCAGAGGGTATGAAAGCACTAGTCCAACAATTAATTACTTGGAAGCCTAATACTCGAGGTAAGACTGACTGTGTTATGGCTTTATGGTTTACCGTGCTCAGAGCAAGGGAATTCATGGTGCAGACAGGCAGCATGCAAAGATATGCAAGAAACCGCTGGGCAACCAGAGCACAAACAGAAAAACGATACTCAGTTAATTTAGACGAAGCCTTTGCAGAGCAATGGCAAGATACATACGGATAAGGATACATTATGCCAAACCCAATCAAAGCAGTTAAAGCACTAGGCCGTGCCGTTGGTGGTATTACAGGTAAGGGTTCTAAGAATGTAAACCCTATTTATAAACAACAACTTGTTTCAAAAGCAAAAAAAGAAGTAACAGCATACACAACAGGAGCGGTTGGAACTACAGTATGGGTTGGTTCTGAAATGTATAAACGTGAAAAAAGAATTAAAGATGCTAATAAGAAATACGGTAAATGATGGCTACCTCTAAAAAAATGAATCTTGGTAAGACCAAGAAACTAAAACCATCTGGCACTATTAAGTTTACAAAAGATTATATTTTTGACCCAGGCAACAAAGCAGATTATGCAACCTATCTACTAGGTGGACCTGCTACCCGTGCAGTTGGCGGTATTGTTAAAGCAGGTAAAAAATATGTAAATAAAGTTTATAGAAACATGGGTAGATAATGGCTATCTCAAAGATTGCAAGCATTATTGCTAAGAAACGTGCTGCTGATATTGCTAAGAAAAAAATAGCAAAGGTATCTACCAAAGAAGCCCGTGAGGCTGCTCGTGAAGCACGTAAGCCTATAGGTGGTATGAGTGCTCTTAAACGTTCTGGTGGAACTATTCCGACTAGACCAACTAAAGTTCCTAAAGACCTTGCTGTTAAAAAAATTACACCACCACCTGGTAAGCGTAGTATTTATCAAGAAAGAATTAAGAAAGCCGTTAGAGAAGGAACTGGTGTTCCTGCAAATAAACCTAAAAAATATACTGGACCAATTAATCCACCTGGGCCTAAAAATCGTCCAGCAGGTTTAAAGTTTACTTCTAAGATAGATGAACGTGAACCACGTCCAAAACCTTTATCAAAGTTAGAAACTAATATCCTACGTGAAGTAGGTAAGCGTGATTACAATACTGGTGGAGTAAATCCACTTGCTTTTAAAGTTCAACAACAAGAAGCAGACCGTAGAGTTATTAAAGCCTTACGAGAAATTAAAGCAGCAGAAAAGAAAGTTAAGCAAGTAGAAAAAAGAAATAGACGGGGCAGATAATGGCAAATATTAAAAAAGTAGGTAAGGCTGTTAAGAAATTAACAAACAAACAAAAGACTTATCAAATCCGTGGGGCTGAAGCCAAAAGAGAAAAAGAACTAGAAGCCCGTGGTGGTAGACCATCTCCAGAGTTTTTAGCAAAGTTAAGAGAAAAAACATTTAAAGAGATTGAAAGAAAAACTGGAAAGCCGATAGATAGAAGTAAGTATCTTAAGAAAGGCAAATAATTGTTATCAATAAGCCAAATTGCAGCGAGAGTAGATTCTCTTAAAGACCGTGCTGCTGATAGAGATGCAAGGGCACAAGACGTACTTGCTGTTCGTAAAGGCAAGATTGCATCTGTATATCCAGAGTTTTTTCCAGAAGGTATAGATGCAAACGTAGTTGCAAACTTTATTGACATTGTTGCTCGTGATTTATCAGAAGTTATGGCACCACTTCCTGCAGTTAACTGTTCAGCGGCTAACCAAGTAAGTGACCGTGCTCGTTCCTTTGCAGACAAGCGTACCCGCATTGCTGCTAATTATTTTGCTCATTCAGATTTACAAGTGCAGATGTACACAGGTGCAGACCATTACATCACATTCGGTTTCGTCCCTTTCATTATTGAATTAGACGAAGAAGCAGGGCTGCCACGTATCAGAGTAGAAAGTCCAATTGGGGCTTACCCAGAGTTTGACCGCTACGGACGTTGCATTGCCTTCGCTAAAAGATATGAACTATCAATCGCTGAGTTGGTATCACAGTTCCCAGAATATGAAATGCAATTATTGGGACCAGATGGTTATCAACAAAACTTAATGGCCAGAGTTGACTTTGTTCGTTATTACGACAAAGACCAATCTGTTATTTATGTTCCTAGCCGTAGCAATCTAGTTCTTTCACAAGCAATTAATCCGCTTGGAAAGATGATGGTTGTTGTTGCTAGAAGACCAAGCGTTGATGGTGAGATGCGTGGACAGTTTGATGATGTACTTGGTATCCAACTGCTTCGTAATAGATTCGCATTACTTGCGATGGAAGCAGCAGAGAAATCTGTTCAATCACCAATTGTTGTTCCGCAAGATGTTCAAGAAATTGAATTTGGTGGCGATGCAATTATTCGCACCAATAATCCAGCAGGTGTAAGACGTGTTGAACTTCCTATACCTAATGGTGCATTTACTGAACAATCATTACTACAACAAGAATTAAGAACTGGTACACGTTATCCAGAGTCACGTACTGGTAATCTTGATGCAAGTATTATTACTGGTCAAGGCGTTCAAGCCCTTATGGGTGGCTTTGATACACAGGTTAAATCTGCTCAGGCTATCTTTGCTTCAGCACTTAAGGATGTTATCTCTGTCTGCTTTGAAGTAGATGAGAAGTTCTTTGACTTTGAAAAGACAGTTCGTGGTGTAGATGCTGGTTCTCCATACAGCATTGACTATAAGCCTTCTAAAGATATTAAGAGTGATTACTCAGCCGATGTTAGATACGGCATGCTTGCTGGTCTTAACCCAGCGCAGGGACTTATCTTCATGCTACAAGCATTAGGCGCTAAGATTATTTCTAAAGACATGGTTATGCGTGAACTACCATTTGGTATTAACGTAACTCAAGAACAAGAAAAAATTGAGATTGAAGAAATGCGTAACTCATTACTGGGTGCGTTGGGGGCATATACTCAAGCAATACCTCAAATGGCTACACAAGGCATGGACCCATCTGATATTATTATAAAGATTTCAGATGTAATTAAAGCCCGTCAAAAGGGAGTAGCAATTGAGGATGCAATTGAAGAAATCTTCAAACCTGAAGAATTACCTCCTACTGGCGCTACACAGGTTGAGCAAACGTCCCCTGCTCCCGCTGCTCCAGTAGGAGGCATCCCTTCACCACAACCAGAACAAGGTGGCGGACTACAAAGTCTTTTATCTAGTTTGACTGCAGGTGGACAGGCTAGTGCGAGTGCAAGGACTGTAGTAAGAAGATAGTTTAGAAGGGGACCATGACTGCAATAGTTGGAATACAAGGCAAAGGCTGGGCTGTTCTTGGCGCAGATACTGTAACTTCATACCAAGATAGACCGTATGTAGCCAAAGGATGCGACAAGATAGTTAAGATTGGTGAGTATTTAATTGCAGTTGCAGGTGATGCAATTGTAGGAGATATTCTTAATAACTTATGGCAACCACCTAAAGTAATTAAAACGCAAGACCCAGATAGATTTATGATGATTAGAGTATTACCATCTATGAAACAAACTATAATAGATGGTGGATACGACCCAACACCTAAAACAAAGAATGATGATGATTCAGGTTGGGATGCATTAGTTTGTTTTAATGGCAGATTATATCAAGTTAGTGATGACTATGGATATATGCGAGATGATAGAGGTTTATACGCAATAGGTTCTGGTGGAACCTTAGCACTTGGTGCATTAGCAGCAATGGAGTTAGAAACTAAAACCCATGCTAAGGCAAGTGGTGCAGCAAAGAAAGCAATTAATATAGCAATTCAATACAATGTGTGGTGCGGTGGTACCGCAAATGTTAAAACACAATTTACTAAGTAGGAGGAAGTGTGGCACAAAGAGGTGGATATAGAAAACCGAATAACCCAGCCCCAGTATCAGGCCCTGGCTCTCTTAGTCAGCGGACTGATGGGGGTCCAACACAACCTGCAACCTACATTCCAGGATTACCATACGGACAAGGACAAGAAACTTATTCAAACCAAGTAGCAGCACCTATGGCTGGTAATCCAGTACCACAGATGGAAATGCCAACACCATTAATGGCACCTACTGCTCGCCCTAATGAGCCTATTACTACTGGAGTTGATATAGGAGCAGGTGCTGGTTCAGAAGTAAAACCAAGACTGCCTAATCCTTCATATACAATTCAAGAAGTAATTAGAAATTTAATACCATACGACCCATCTGGTGATGCTGAGTTAATATACAGAAGTCTAATTGACGAAGGATACTAATGGCATACCGTCTTAATCCAATAGTAGCCAAGGCTAGTCCAAACCTTTATGCCGCTGCTAAAGCCGCAAATATACCTATGGAACAAGGTGCACAACTAGAGCAGTTTAGTTGGACTATTGAAAAAAACAAAAAGTTAAATCAATTAAGAATTGATGATGCCCGTAAAGAATTTAATAATCTAGACCCTAGTGCTCAAGAAAAATTAAAGTTTTTATTCCCTGAGTCAGATTACCAATTACCAGAACCAGGTGCTAGTAACTATGTTACTGGTGCAATTAAAACTGGATTCAATGTTCTTAAAAGCCCATTAGTTTTATTATTTAAGGCTGCTGGTGTTTTTAATAGAGCAATCAATACACCTTACCTACTGGCACGTCAGGCTTCACAAGGTGAAGGTTTATTTACTAAAGAGTCTTTTAGCGATGCATGGGATGGCCGTAGAGTTTATGACCAAGGTGCTTTAAATGAGGCTGCAGATTACTTTGGTGTTGAAAAGGTAGAGATAGCAAAAGGTTTAATTGCTGGTAAAAAACCAGGTGAGATTATTGCTAGTGCTGGTGGTTCAATAAATCAAAAACTACTAGATGCTTTAGAAGAAGCATACAACAATCCAGAAGAGTTTGAAAAAGTAATGGATGGCGTTAAGTATGCACAAGTATCTCCAGGTAGAGATATAGCCCGTGCAACTGGAGTTAAAGGTGTTTCTGGCGCTATAGATTTTGTATATCAAATTGCTATTGACCCACTAACTTGGATAACAGGTGGTGCTACGGCTGCTGCTAAAGCAGGACTATTTGGTCTTAAAAATCAAACTGGTACTCAAATGCGTAAGACTATTGAACAGTTTGGTGTTGCTGGAGTTAGAGATATATTCCGAGACAACAAAGATGTAGTTAAGTTATGGGATGACCAACTAGGTCCTGCTGTTAAAAAACTTAATGACGAGCCAGATGAAATTGCTAAGATTGAAATACGTAATGATATTAAAAGACGTTTTCCTGGTTATAACAATGACGAGGCCATTGATTTCTTAGAAAGAAATAATGTAATTAATGCTAGCCGTGCTCAAACAGTTTTCTCTAATGTTGAAAATCTTTCTATGTTTATGGCTGGTAGGGTTAGCGGTGCTCAATTCTTCCGTAATGGTATAGCAACTGCACGTAATCAACGTAGACTAACCGTTGGTGCTCAGAAGGCATTAAGTAATTTCTTAAATCCTAAGTCTGGCACTACTAAAGAAATTGCTCAATCAGTTGAAGAAATATCTAAGTCACTTGTTAAAGCAGGTTCAACCCGTGAGGCTGAGTTAATAGGTCCAGAGATAATAGACTTTGCAAAATTTAGTCGCAAAAGCCTTAAAGAGCGGGCATCTCTTCTTTTAGCACGTACTCCACAAAATAAAGAGATTAAACTTAATATTACTGACAGAACTCAGTCTATTAAAAGTGCGGATGTATTTAGAGATACTGCACGTCAAGTATTACCTAAAGATTTATCAGAGGCTTTAACTGTTAAGTTTATTAACTCTGATGCAAACGACCAAGTTGCTATGCTTCGTAGCCTTGATGTTGCAATTATGCAACGTTTGGGAATTGAAGGAACTGAAAAGGGTAGAGAATATATAAAGAAAACCCTTGATGAGAAATATGGTACTTCAGTTGGCGTTGCAGTAACTGAAAAACTAAACGTCCCAATAGGATTTGAAAATATTGTATCCAAGGCTGGTGTTAAAGTCGAAGATAATGTAACAAAATTTGACTCAATGGGTATTATTCACCCATTCCAAGAGCGTGGTGCTATATCTACCCTTGATTATCAAGAGTTAGCACAGTATGCATATGAAGCAAACAGAGGTAAATTAATTTCTGGTATGTTCCAAGGCGCTACAAGCAGTGCTTTATCAACTGGAATAGTTAATTTTTGGTCTCTCTTTACACTTTTCCCACGTTTGGGTATACGAAGTGCTATTGATGAAGGATTTATTTACTATCTGACAGCCCCTGCTAAGGATTTATTCCAGTACCTAGACCGTAAAGGTCATAGAATGGGTAGAATTGCAGCAGCATACTCAGGTTCTAAGAGTGGTGAGCAGTTAAGAGTAAAGATTGCTAGGGCATTAGGTAGAAAAACCCCTGCAGATATGTATGATAAAGATGCAAGATTAAAAATAATTGCTGATTATGCTGCAAGAAATGAAAAACTACCTGAAGAGTTAACATCTTTAGAGCGTAGATTTGCTCAGGCTGAATACATTACACAGACTTTAAATCGTGGAAAAGATAAAAACGGAAACTTTATAACTGGACCTTTATCTAAAGCAGAAAAACTTAGCGGTAAATTAGAAGATAGTGAAGTTCAGTTTTTAATTCAAGCATTAACTTTAAACTCACAATACTTAACAGCAGGTACTAGGTCTATCGCTGCAGGCGCAAGCCTTGTTGGAAGACAGTCTGCTGAAGTGGCTGAACAATTAGTTGATATGAGTAACTTAGATGTAGCCATAGGTTTATTTCCAGATTTAGTTCAAGGTAAAACTGGTCAAAGAATAGATACTGAAAAGTTAGATTCACTTCAAGCCCTTGCTGGTCGTGGTGTATCTTTAGTTCACTTTGAAAATTTTGTTCAACGCTTCTATGGTAATACTAGAAAAAACAAAGGTATTGCTGAGGACTTTAAGTTTAATCCAGTTGCTTCATTTGTAGCAAGTAAAGGTTTAAGAACAGAAAGAGATTATGCTGGTGCTAAAATCTCTTTACTAGAACAAGTAGGTCTATCAAAAAACACAGACTTATTAACTAGATTTGACGAAGATATTATACCTACATTGGGTGTTAAGATTACACACTCAGTTAAAGACCCAGAAGCATTAAAGAGTTTCTTGGGTATGACAGCCCATACCAGCGCTTTGCGTTTGCAAGGACTAGATGATATGGAAATTGCTGAGGTATTAGTAGACCGTATTCTTTTAGATATGCGTCAGACTTTTCATGGAAGTGCAGATAATTTTAATGAAGCATTATTTAATAGACTAAAGTCTGCATATGATGACCTAGTAAGAGAAGAGTTAGAGACTGGAAACAGGATATCTAACAAGGCTCAAAAAGCAGCGCAAGGTATAACCTTTGATGAGTTTGAAGAATTAACTAAAGGATTCCAACCTAAAGGTAAATTGTTTACTACCCTTGAGGGACCAGGTATATCTGATATGGAAAATGCCTATCAAAAACTTGGTAATAATATGATGGAATTAATGGATAACCAAGTAACTGGTATTTTACGTCAGCCAGTTGTAATGATTAAATATTTAGATGTTCGCAAGAAGTATGCTGAAGCAGAAAAACAAATGGCTAGAAAACTCTACCTTGATAAGTTAGCCGAATACAAAGATAAAGGTAAAGTTATTGGAGAAAAAGTTCAGGCTCAAATTCTCGAAGATACAAGACAGCATGCTCAGAAAATTATAACAGAAATATCTGTTCAAGAAGCATCAGATGCTGTATTACAGTTTGTTGATAACCCTAATGTTAGAACTAATTTTGCCGTAGCAGTTCGCAATACTGGTCGTTATTACCGTGCTACTGAGGATTTCTGGCGCAGAGTTTATCGTTTAAAGAACATAGCACCAAGAGTTTTATACCGTATGCGATTAGCACATCTTGGTTTAGATGCTGCTGGTGGCGTATACAAAGATGACAATGGCGAACCATACATCATGATGCCAACAGATAATGTTATATTTGGTGTTGTAGATAAAACAGTTCGTGCTTTAGGACCAGGCGAAGAGAGTTTTAAACAGCCAAAGTTTAATGAGTTTACATTTAAACTAACCTTGGCTAACCCTTCATTCAGCCCAGATGCTGGTATGCCTACCCTTTCAGGACCAATTGGTGCATTAAGCGTACTTACTATGAAGGCTTTACTAGGTAAAGTACCAGCAACAAAAGAGTTATCTGAAGAATTAGACAACTATGCACTAGGCGATATAGGCGATGGCATGACAGTAATGCGTGCTTTAGTTCCCTCATCACTACAGAAATTATATTCTTTAGCACCTAAAGATGAGAAGGATAGACAATTATCTACTGCAGCAATGCAGGCTATTGCTTACAATCAAGCCTTCAATACTGATGAACAGATGGCTAAGTACTTAGACCCTAATGCATCAGCAGAGGATAAGTATAACTACTTAAAACAGATTAGAATATCTGCTCATAACGTAATTGCAATGCGTTCTATTATTGGATTATTCTCTCCAATAGCACCATCTTTACAGGAAAGTATTAACGTTCCAGACTACCTTAAAGAGGTGGGTATAACTGGATTACGTCCAGAGTTTTATGACTTAGTAAATGCAGTAACTCAGAAGTATAAGGGTGATGTTCAAGACCCATATGAGTTAGCAGTTGCTACATTTGTTGGTAAGAATCCAGGTAAGTTAATCTATACCGTTGCTCGTAATGAGAAGCAGACTAACGTAGTTATTCAAAAGACTAAGGCTGTTAAATCATGGGCTATACAGAATGAAACCAACATTAAAAAGTATGGTGAATCAGCATGGATACTAGCCCCACATGCAGGTGAGTTTGATGCTCCAACCTATGCCTATCTAGAAGCAGCAGGATTGCTAGAGAATAAGTCTTTAGAAAAGTATTATCTAGATGTTCTAGTGGCTAAAGATAAGCAGGCTTACTATGATATTGCTAAAGAAGAAAAAGAATTTTTAAAGTCAACACCTAGCATTAGTGCTCGTAGAGCAAAGATTGCTGACTCAACTAGAAGACGTTCATTACTTAAGGCATCTAATCCATTACTAGAAGCAGCCCTTGTGGCTGGTGGTAATGAGGTAGCAACAGAGTTAAACATGTTGTCTAACCTAGAAGAGATGATTAAAGACTCATCTTTAAGTATGCCAGCAGGAACACGTCAAAGACTAGCAATGGTTACATCCAGAGTGCGTCAGTTTGTTTCTTTGGCTAATGATGCTTCACTTCGTGAGGCAGATAACTTTGCTGACATTAAAAGAAGTTTCAGAGATGAATTAGAAAACTTAATCGCAAGTTTAAGTTCTGGAGATGCTGTTCTAACAGAGGCAAGCAGAGCAATATTCAAATCAATTCTTGGTTACTACTCCCGAGATACTTATACCGCTAAAGCATATAAAGGATACTAATGGCCGAATTAACAGAACGTGAGTTGAGAGACAAGCAAAGAGGTCTTGAATCACTAAATTCCCGTGACCTAAAAGACATACAACTTCAACGTCAACAAATGGCTATTTTTAGAGACGATGATAGACCAACTTCTATTTCTAGATATAATGCTGCAAAGAAAAGATTAGATGAATTAAGCGATACTATTGAAACCCGTAAGGCTCAAATAGAATCAATTAAAACTGACTTGTTAGATATTGCTGATAAAAAATCATCAGAAAAAAGAACTAAAGATATTACTAGTAAAGAAAAAGAATTAGCAATTGCAGAAGAAACTAGAGATACTACTAGGGCTGAAACTCTTAGACAACAAATAAAAACTTTAAAAGAACAACAATCTACTGATACTAAAGGCATGGCTAAGGATGAAGAGTATGCAGGAGATAATGAGTTCGTAAAGGATGTCAATGCCAAAGGTTTAAAAATAACAGTTAATCCAGATGATGGTGGTAGTTGGGTTAGTGGTACTGAAGGTGATGCTCAGGTTCAACAGTATATTTATATTGGTGAAGAAAGCAGACCTGTAGAAACCGTAGGTGGTAAATTAAGAAGAGGTGGTTCATCTACCCCCTATACTCCATCTACATCTAACTTTGATGCTTTAAGAAAAAGAGTTATAGAAGATGCTGTTAAATCTCCTCGTGGTCTAAAAGGTTTATTTGATGACCTAAGAGGTGCTGGTCTTAGAATACCTCAAGTTGATTATGACAGACTTGATACTACTAGTACTAGTTTTGGTAAAGCCTTATCTTATGCACTACAAAAGCATACTAAGGTAATGGTAAATGATTTAGAACTTAATAAAAATAATCAGCCAAAATCCTTCTTTAAGTATCTACAAGAAGACCTTAAAGATGAAGGTTTGGGCGGACCTAAAGTATCTTATGATGAATTTGTAACTAAAAAAGATGAAGCAGAGTCTGACCTAAATAGATTCTTTATGGAGTATGTAGGTAGAAGTGCTTCAGATGAAGAAATAAATAAATACTATAAACAATTAAGAGCATTGGAAAAAAAGAATGCTCAGGTTACCACTACTACTGATACAGATTCTGGCGGTACTTCTCAAGTAACTACTGGAGAATTTAGATTAGATACTGAAGATATATTGCAATTACAGCGTAAGATTGCTGGTAAAGCACTTGATGGTTCTGATATTGATGTAATACTAAAAGGTGGTAGCAAGGCTGCTCAGGATGTTAATAATGTATTATCCTATGCTAAGAGTTATGGAGTAGCCTTAACTAATAAAGATGCTTTGCGGTATGTATCAGGTTCATTAAAGAATAATGAAAAAGATACTAGTGCAATTAAATCAAAGTTACTTGCAGTATCTAAGGCTACCTATTCTAACCTAGCAGATGTTCTCTCTGATAGCGTTGACTTAGATGACCTATCTGCTAACTATAAATATACAATGCGACAGATACTAGAGATACCTGAATCACAAATTGATACCATGAATCCAACAATTCAAATGGCACTTAAGAACAATGGAAACAAAGGAGCAATGAACTTGACTGATTTTGAACGTGCTCTTAAGAAAGACCCACGTTGGGCTAATACTTCAAATGCCCTAGAAACTGCAGCAGGATATGCAAATAATATTCTGCGTAACTTTGGATTGATAGCATAATGGCAGCCAAAAAATCATCAACTCCAGCAACCGTACGTGGTATTCCAGCAGTTATTGCAAAGCCTGCTCCTGCAACAAAATCATCTGGCGCAGCACCTAAAGGTGGCGGTACAGCAGCATCTGGAAGTAAATTAGTTCAACCCGTCAAACAACAACCTGTTAAAACTGGTAGTGGTAAATCATCCTTTGACAAACAATTTGAAGCAGGGATGAAACAAATACAGAAAGACAAAACAGAACTTCAAAGATTATTAGATTTGTATAACAAAGGTCTTGGTGGTGGAGAAGAAGACGGTGGCAAAAAAGAAGAAGAGGGTGGTGGAGAAGACCCTGCTTTAGCCTATGCCAAGATGCAAGATGAAAAGGCTAGACGTAATGCTTTTGCTCTTCTTAAAGATGTATTTACTCAGTATGGTTTAAGTGAATTAGCCAGCACAATAGAGACTTTAATGAAGGAAGGTTATGAAGCAGAAGAGGCAACTCTTGCTTTAAAGACTGACCCAAGATATAACAAGGCTTATATTACTAGATTTAGAGGTAATGAGTTAAGGCGTTCTGCTGGATTAAATGTATTAAGCGAGGCTGAGTATCTAGCACTAGAAGATGATTACACTAGAACTCTTAAATCATACGGTCTTGAAAATTATTTTGGTGTAGAAAGAAGCGTTAAACAATCAGCAATAGCCGATGTAATTGGTGCTGATATATCTGCTGTTGAATTTACCGAAAGAGTATCTACTGCTGTAGATAGAGTTAAGATGGCTGACCCAGCCACTAAGAGTGCTTTCCAACAATTCTATGGTATTGGTGAAGCAGACCTTGTTCAGTATTTCCTAGACCCTAAGAAGGCTTTAGTAAATCTTAAAGAGAAGGCTGTATCTGCTGAAATTGGTGGTGCAGCAATTGGTCAAGGATTAGCAGCAACTGCTACAAGTGCTGAAGATTTGGCTAGATTTGGTATTAGTAGAGAACAGGCACAAGTAGGTTATAGAACTATTGCTGAAGAACTTCCTACTGCTACTAAACTAGGTCAGATTTATGATGAAGAAGGAATGACATACGGACAAACTGAAGCAGAGCAAGCAACCTTTAAAGGACTAGCATCTGCTAAACGTAAGAGACAACAACTTGTTTCCCGTGAAGAAGCAGCCTTCCAAGGCTCATCTGGAACTGCATTAAGTTCTGGTGCTTTATCAACACAATACTTACGTAGAACATCCTCTGGAGGACAGTTCTAAAATAGATTCCCTACACGGACCTACCAGCCCCGTGAGGTGTATAAGCCTGGAAGTAGAAGCCAGCCAGTTTCCCCGAACTGAACTGTGGTCTACGAACTACAACGAATAGAAAGGGTGGTTGCTATGAGCAACAATTACTGGGAAGACGAAGACGAAGACCAAGATAACGATACACCTCTGCAAGGTGATGACTTAGTTAAGAAACTAAGAAAAGCCAAACGTGCAGATGAAAAGCGTATCAAGGAACTTACTGAGCAACTTGAGGGATTATCCAAGGTGCAGCGTGAGAGAGTCGTCAAAGAAGTCCTAGAGAAAAAAGGTGTAAACCTTAAAGCAGCAAGACTAGTACTAAAAGACTTAGATGATGTTAACGAGGAGACAGTTTCTAACTGGCTCGATGATAACGCAGATTTGTTTGGAATAAATGTTCCTGCTCAGTCTAATGCAGATAACATATCTCTTGCGGCATTACGCCAACAGGATATTGTTACTCAAGGTGCTGTTACACCAGACCGTGAGCAAGACTTCAACACAAAGATTGACAATGCTCAATCTGCTGATGAATTAATTGCATTGATACGGTCACAACAATAACAATTTCCGTTCATAGTCACTTGGAGGTGACAAATGGCTAATGCCTACGTATCAACAGGTTCTGCCTCTTTAGGTGGTACCGCTGGTTCTGCTGGTTTAGTACAGAAGGCGTATGACCGTCTTCTAGAGTTTGCTCTCCGTTCTGAACCACTAATTCGTTCAGTCGCAGACAAGCGTCCAGCACGCCAAGCAATTCCAGGTTCAACCGTTGTTTTACAACGTTATGTTGACCTAGCCACTGCAACTACAGCCCTCACAGAGGATACTGACCCAGATGCAGTAGCAATGTCTACACCAACCTCAGTAACCATTACTCTTAACGAGTACGGTAACTCAGTGTTGGTAACTCGTGCTCTTGAGTTATTCTCATTAGCAGATGTAGACCCTGCAATCGCAAACATTATTGCGTTCAACCTAGCAGATTCTATTGACTCCATAGCAATGACAACATTGCGTGGCGGTTCAAACGTAATCTACTCAGGTTCAACAGCAACTTCAACTGCAACAATTACTGCAGCAGCAACTCTAAGTTCTGCTAACGTTCTAAAGGCAGTTGCAAAACTACGTGCTAACAAAGCCGTACCTCGTAAGGGTTCAAACTTCTGGGCTGGAATCCACCCAGAGGTATCTCACGATTTCCGCCTTGCTACTGACACAGGTAACTGGTTAGTACCAAACCAATATGGTGCTTCACAGGACCGTGTTTGGGCTGGAGAAATCGGAGTATACGGTGGAGCATACTTCATTGAGACTCCACGTATGTACAACGCTACAGACGGTGCATCATCAGCACGTAACTACCGCACAATTATTTGCGGACAGCAAGCACTTGCTGAGGCAGTGGCAGAAGAGCCACATACAGTTATCGGACCAGTAGTTGACAAGTTAATGCGTCATCGCCCAATGGGTTGGTATGGCGTACTTGGCTTTGCTCGCTACCGCGAAGAGGCTCTATACAGAATCGAATCAGGTTCTTCAATCGCTTAGTTGATTGACGGTTAGGCACTGTTTATACGGCGAATACGTTGCAGTGCCTAGCAGTAAGTTCATTAAGGAGAATAATGGCGGATTATATATTTAAAACACCTACAGTCCGTGAGGGACCAGCAGGTAGACATAGATTGTTTTATTTTTATAAACTAGATAGAGGTATTAGTATTGCTAAATCTGGCGGTACTTACTCTCAAGTAAGATACCCAGTAGATGAAGATATAGCAGATTATGATGAATTTTATCGTGGTGGTTATAACCATATAGTAAATGATGCAACTAGGACAGCATTAATTGCTGGTGGTGTTGGTGTAACTTCAGCCAACTTTACAGCACTATGAGTTTACATCAAGAAAGAACACATCCAGAATTTGTAGAAGGATGTTTTGGTTGCAAGATTGGCACCCTTGAGTTAGCCCCAGGAGATGCCAGAAAACCAATAGCCCAAAAGAAATGGGACGGAGAATTGGCTGCCTATCGTGCTGCAAGAGCAGAAGGTATCCAACCAGGAGGGACAACTTGGCGGCAAATTAATGCAGCACGGGAAGCCTCTGAGAAGTTAAACAAACCATATAATGCAGATACTATGCCAGCGGCTCAGAAGATAGACCAACGGGTAGCAAATACTATGAGAGAGATAGGAATGTAATATGCCAAAAGTAGGAAATAAGAAATTCCCATACACAGCAAAAGGTAAGAAGGCTGCAAAGGCTTATGCCATGGCTGAGAAGATGGAATCCAAATCTGAAAAGAAAATGGAAATGAAAAAAGGTATGAAGAAAATGGCTGTTAAGAAAATGGGAAAGAAGAAGTAACATGGCTAAGAAAAAATCTTCTGGTCCATCATTTGATGAATTAGATATTTCAACGGCAACCATGGCAATGCCACTTGGTGGTAAAGGTAGCAGTACTGACCCAAATGTTTATCAAGGAACTTATAAAGGTAAAGAATATATTTGGCATAAAGGTAAGGCTAAACTAGCACCTAAGAAAAAAGGATTTTACAAATGAATAAAAAACCAATAAGCAAAAATAAAAAATTGCCTAGAAAAGTAAACGAAAATATTCGTAAAGGAAAAATTACTCGTCAACCTATGTCATATGAAGATGCTTTAAAAAAGTATGGCAATGATGTAACTAAGATACCTGGAAACAGTCGTGGGAAAAGAGTTCAATAATGAAAGCCAAAAAGGGAATGGGCTTCAAAGCAGCCCAGAAACAGATTGCGAAGAAGCAAGGAATATCTATGGCAGGTGCTGGCGCTATCTTGGCTGCGGGTGCAAGGAAAGCCAGTAAGTCAGCAGTTAAAAAAAATCCTAACCTATTGAAGGTTAAGGGTATGAGAAAAGCAGGACGAGGTAGATAGTGGCATCATCTGGCAGTTATAAGCGCCACGATGGTTTTAATCCAATTCAGATTAAGAATGGCCTAGTGGTTCGGTTAAATAAAAACGGAACCATTAGGTCAGTATTAGGAAAGTATGGGGAATATGGTAAA